CAGCCAGGTCGGCATTTTTGACTTGCAGCCAATTCATCACCTGGGCGCTGGGCAAATGCACGGTGCCGACGGCGTAGCGGGCCGGGATATAGACGCGGCGGAACATCGCGATCATGGTGGCGGCCAGATCGACATCGTTTCCGCGGCCGCCCAGAAACGTGTTAATCGAACCGGAACGTGCACCCTGGTAGGCTATGAAGTCATAGTTGTTGCGCACGTATTCGTAGATCGCAACGTGGGTCCACAAGGCATCGGCCTTGGCGCCCAAGTCTGGCGCGGACACATCGTTGAATTGAATTTCGGTGGTTTCACCGATATTGCTGGCGGCTGCAAAGACCGCACTGGAAAGACATAGGGCTGCACAAACAGCCAGCAGTCGCAGGAAATTTCGAATTCGCATAATCGGCTTTCCGTAGTGTCAACGGTGTTTGGTCAAGGTCGACACAGTCGGGGTCGGCGCCACTGACTTGGTCTGATGATCGGGGTCCGCCATGGCTTGCAAGCGCGCGCGCTCAGCGGGTAAGCGGCGGGGCGTCAAGCGGTCGCGCAGGGCCGCAAGTTGTGTCGCATCCTGTGCGTCAACCGCGCGCTGAACTTCATCGACAAGTTGGCCTTCCTTGTTGGCGAGAAGATGACGATCCGTCATCCTAGTGCCCGATGTAGCCGGCCCGGCCGGCATCCGGGCGCGAGCATTCGCCAGACGGCTCTGCAGCGAGGCCACGTCGCGACCCCAGGCGGCGCCATCGTCAAGCGACACCGATGGGCCAACTGCAGCAGCTATCCGGGAGGCCGCCAACGATGGCGCTACGGTTTCTTCGACGAAGGTTCGCGGCTCGGGCCCCGGCACCAGTCGCCGGCTGGGTGGCAAAATTTCGGTGATCAAAGAGGAACTGACACCAGCCTGTGAATTCGCCTGACTCGATGGGACGCTGGCAACTTTTCGGTGGCCGCGGTGCAGCACCGGTTTAGAGAACGAGCCCTCGCGAAAAACCTTGGTCAGTTCCGCGGATACAGCTTTCAGTTGCTGATGCATGGCTTCGACTGCCGGGTCCGGTTGGACACTGTGTTTTGCGGCAAGTACCGTGCGGCCTACATCTTGAATCGTCGCCAGATGTTCGGCCTTCAACGGGCTGGGATTTACGGGATGAGTCAGGTTGGCGGCAGGCGAACCCTGTTGTGGTTCACTGATGACGGGGCGGTTTGCCCGTGAGCCGCTGCGGCCGGACGATGTTGGGTCGGGCGGAACTGACGCCCCGATGGCCAAACCAGCGATACTGACCAGGAGTACGACCAGCAATGAATTCTTCATGGCCATTCGTTGTGGTCGTCGAGTAAGCTCGTTGCTCATGCCTGATTCCTTTCGCGTCGGACCATGCTGCCGAGCAGCAGGGCGGCCAAAACAATCGCACCCCACTCCGGCAAGGTCGGTACATCTGCGCCGTCCGAGCCGCCGCCGGCATAACCCGGGTTGCCATCTTCAAGAATCGTGGCCGAAGTCAATGTCGCAATGGGTGTGAAATCGCTGATGTTGTTGTTGCGCGCGTCGAGATAGGTCAGGTTGACGGCATTCTGCAATCCGGTGAGATTGCTGATGCCGAGCCCGGCGATATTGAGTGAGGTGAGTTGGGCCAGTTCACCGATATTGAGCGCATCCAACGCATTGCGGCCCAGTGCGTTATTGACCGCTGCACGCAATGCCGTATCGGGCATGTTCACCAGCTGCTGCTGCGCAGCCAGATCGCGCGCCATGCCGGCCGCCAATGAACGCGCGGCTAGTGCAGTAGCGTAGATATCGTTATCCCAACTACCGTTGGAGCCGTTCTGTGTCGCTTTGAGATTGCTCAGCAAGGTCACTGCTTGCGCGGAGGTAGCGCTGTTGCGCAGGTTGGCGACGACGGCCAGGGCTTTTTGCGCCACGGGAGACGCTGCGGTGACTTTTGCGTTGAGCGCCGCCAGGCCGTTACTGATCGCGGCGGGCAGGGTGGAGTAATTCGCCTTGAGCGGAATCAACGCAATCAGTACATGCGCGGTGGTGACCGGGTCGCTGGTAGTTTCCTGCCCCAGTACCCAACCCTTGTCGCTGCCGGTTAGTTGAGCGCCGGTCAGATAGGTCACGGCATTGGCAATGTTGGTAGATACCCCGGCCTGGTTGTAGGCTTGCAGGGTCAAGGCAGTATCCAGCGCCGCGCTCTGATAGGTGCGCGCCAGACCCCAGCCGCCGGTGCCCGGGGCGGCCAGACCTTGTGCGGCCTGAAGTGTTTGCAGATCGGCAGTTACGCTGCCGCCGTTGGACTGGATGGCAAGGATGCGCCGGGCCGTGTGATCGACGTTGCTCGGCGCGTGATTTTGTAGCCAGTTGAGGCCGGCGTAGTATTGTGGCGTCCGGCGGTTCAACGCCGCCAGCGCCAGTACTGCTTCAGAGGTGCGAACGTACTTGATGTCATCCGTCGCACCCCAACTGCCATCGGCAGTATTTTGTTGCGACAGGAGCCAGGTGATGGCATTGGCGGCAGGCGCATCGTAGGGGCCGGCCCAGGCCGACAGGGTGCAACTCAGCGCTGCCAGAATCGCCAGCAGCTTACTTATTTTTAACCACATGTTTCCCCCGTCCCTGACCCACAGTCAAAAGCCAATGCCCCCGGCATTGGCTCAATGGGCAATGACGATAGCCTATGCATATGACAATTAATGAATCGGAAACATGGCAGTTGATGCGTCAGGAAACTGGATTTATCTGAGCCGTTCGGCCTATGCTTATATCCTAAGTAATAGCCGGTAACTATTGTCGTGAAAAGATTCTCCATGGCCTGGCATTTGCATTCATGGCGTTACAATTCGCCCCTTTCGGCCAAAGCGCAGCATGCCCGTCAACGTCCTCAATCTTCCTGGCCTGCGGGTTCTCGACTTCAAGGAAACCGATACTGACTACCATGTGAAGGCGGAGCCGACCATCGTTTCCAAGCTCTGCCCACACTGCGGGCGCTCCAACGAAACAGTGGCCCACGCCCAGAAAACGCTGTTCATCCGTGATCTTCCCTCCCACGGCAAAAGCGTAGCGGTTCACCTCGACGTGCCGCGCCTGCGCTGCAAGCCCTGCGGCAAAACCTTCACGGCAGCGGTGCCCGAGGTCGATACAGCCCGGCAGATGACCGAGCGCCTGGCCAAGTGGGTTGGTCGGCAGGGGCTGGAATACACCTACGCCGAGATTGCCAAGCAGGTAGGGGTTGACGAAAAGACCGTCCGCAACGTCTTCGATGAGTACGTGGCGGAACTGGAAAAGGAATTCACGCGGGAAACGCCGGTCTGGCTGGGTATCGACGAAATCAAGCTGGGGCGCTTCCGGGCGGTCTTCACCAACATTCAGGGCCGGTCGCTGATCGACATGCTGCCCGACCGCTACGGCACGTCCATCACCAGCTTCCTGCATTCCCTGCCAAACAAGGAACGGATCACGCACGTTGCCACCGACATGTGGCGTCCGTACCGGATCGCTGTCCTGGCGGCGCTTCCCAACGCAAAGCTCGTAGTCGATAAGTTCCACGTCGTCAGCAAGGCCAACGACTCGTTTGACGCGGTTCGGCGCAGCATCGGCAACCAGGACAAGAAACGCCACTCGCTCGGCCTGAAACGCGCCCATAAGCTCTTTGCCAAGCGCCAGCGCGATCTGGATGACGAACAACACCTGACGGTTTCCGGATGGCTGAACAGCTTTCCGCTGCTGGCTGCCGCCTACGACCTGAAGGAACGGCTCTACAAGGTCTATGAGGTGGAAACCAAGGAAGAGGCGTGGGGCGAATATCTGGCTTGGGAGGCGAGCATCCCTGATGAGCTTGCCAAACCCTTCCGGCCCGTGAAAACCGCGTTCCGGAACTGGAAGACCTACATCCTGAATTACTTCGACGATGAACGCGTCACGAACGCCTTCACCGAGAGTTTCAACGCCAAGATCAGACGGGTGTATCGGGATGGCCGGGGCTACACCTTTGAGCGCCTGCGGGCCAAGGTGCTGTTCACTGACCGGCTGCAAAAACGAGTGACCATCCAGGAGAAGGTCAAGGTCAAGAAGAAACCGAAGTTCGAGGAAGTCGGCATGGCCCGGATGTATCTTATGACGCATTTGGTGTGCGAAGAAGGGGCGGAATACGAGTTCAGGATTCAGACCCGGCAGGGCAACCTCGGAACCGATCTGTCCACCCTGGAGGCGCTTTTGGACTCAGGGCAGTTTTAGGCCGTTAACCCCGTCCGTCCACCGGAAAATCCGGATACCCCTTTTTTCAACACTTTCCAGACCTTCCGGGAACATCGGTGAAATCGCTTCTCGTAATTTTCATGGCTTTGCTCAATAGCTTTGATGTCGCTGCCGATGTCTTCTATCGCCCACCAACCTATTCCACTGGAACTCAGATTCCTCCGACAATTGTCGTATCTGGAACCATCCAACCAGACAACCTGCAGGCGTTCAAGAGGGCCGTAGCAGAAGCCTGGAACGATAGTAAGACCCAAACCATACGAGCGAAAACCAGCAGCAATTACCCAATGCTAACTATCGAGTTGAACTCATCTGGCGGAAATCTCGATACCGCATTGAGAATTGGGGAAATAGCCCGTTCGATTGAAGCCAATGCAGTAATTCAGCATGCCGACATTTGCGCAAGTTCATGTGTATTCATTCTTGCAGGAGCGGTAACCCGTTACGTGACCGGCAAGGTCGGAATCCATCGCCCAATAGATCCAAATGACGATGTTTCAACTCCGAAGAAGCAGAGGGAAAAATACGAAGCCTTGGGCAAACAGGTCAAGAATTACCTATCACTCACCAATATCCCAAACTCCCTTTTTGATCGCATGGTGAGAATCCCATCGGAGAAGGTTCGCTGGCTCTCGGAAGACGAGTTGGCGGAGTTTGGTCTTAGCGAGAACGATCCTTATTACGACGAGGCGAGAAATGCCCGGATGGCAAAAGCCGATGGAACCTCCAAGCAACAGTTGGTATTGCGCGAAATCACAATGCAATCCATCTGTGATGGCGCGCCAGATTTTCCCAAATGCGTAGGCGACTTGCTTAAACGGATCCAGTAAGCGCCGATCCTGATTCACTATCTACAACTCGTCGACTATCTCGAAGGCTGGACCGAGTTCGCTTCGCAGGCGCTCAAGGAAGATTCTGGCGTCGATCATGAAGCTCTGGTCTACGTGCCCGCCATTGGTATCGAAAAGCATCACGGACCGCTCAAGCAATGCCGCTCCACACTGACGTGTCGCATCGGTCAAGGGCAAGTCATCGAGGAATACCGGGTAGCCGAATTTCTCCATAGCTGCGTCGTTCGCTGCCCACAGGCAGTCTCCACCCAACTCAAAGAAATAGCGCAGCTTGTAGCGTGGAATCATCTTTCTCTACTCGGCAAATGGCTGCCAGGCGTTGTATTCGTACTCCAACCCATCCTTACTCTTTCGCTTGCCGGTGGCCACGGTCCAGGTCTTTCCTGAATCGGAGTCCAAAAGGAACGTATGGCGAGCCGCAAGACCTGAAGTAAATAGCTGAAATCGGGGTCGAGAAGCAGACGCCAATTTTGGGAATTCATACGCAGGCATAAGCTCCCAGGTACTGTCATCGCCATTCGTTCTGACCATTTGCCACACCCGTCCAGTAAAGCGATCGAGACGGAATGTCCACCTGGCCGCCAGTGGCGATTGCAGGATTTCAAACCGAGCGCCAGGGTTCGTACTTGTTTGCTGATGCGATGGCGGCGGAAAGTCCTGATCAGCGACCGCAAAGCCGGCAGCACACAAAGCAAGCGCGAGAACCAATTTTTTCATATCTGCCCAGACTTTCAACCGTGAATATCAACCGTAGAATATGGCTGTCGAATATAACATTCATCGCATGACGCAGTTCTTACCGACATTCCGTTCGTGTCATCACTGATGAAAACGGAGAGCCGCTGTTTGTCGCCAAGGACATTTGTGAGGCGATCGGATACAAAGACCCGACGACCGCCGTTCGGTCGCATTGCCGTGGGGTGCAGAAATTGCACCCCATCCAGGACGGCCTAGGACGCACCCAAGAGGCCCGCTACGTGACAGCCGGAAGCAATGAAGGCAACGCTGCATACAGCCCAGCCTCATTGATGAGAGTCACCCCTTTGCCGCCATAAGGGGAACCCAAACCGGCGATTTGCCGGTTTGACTTTTCATCATCATCCGGTCATGGAGCGGAGTGATCGAACTCCACAAAAAAGAGAAAGTGCAGTCGAACTGATTGAAAGGATGATTCAAGAACGCAAAGCCCAGGATACAGCGCGAAAACGCCAGCGATAGCGCTATTCATCCCCCTTAATCGCCCTATTCTTCCCGCCAAATATCGGCGCCAATCAGGCAATCTGGAACAATCTACTCACCAGAGGATTTCAGCACGTCCCGGTTGATCTCGAACCCTTCCCGGACCACCTGGCCGCAGCATGGGCATTGCTCCTTGCCCTTGGTTCGACCGATTGCCATGCGCACCGTACTTTCTGCAATCCCCGCTTGTGCTGCCGCTGCTTTGACGGCCACGCCCTGAGACACAAGGCGCAACGCCTGTTGAGTTTTGGATAGCACCATGATGACTTCCTCTGTTTGGTTGTCTCGATAATAGCACTTCATCGCACATCGCAGAATATACTTTACATCGCACATCTTACTATGTAGGATTGTTCCTACACGTTATTTCACATAACGGAAGAGCTTCAAGCGCGAACGCTGACACTTGACTAGTGCTTGAAGCAACTTTGACCACTCTGCCGCTGGTCAGCACGACGGCGGCAACCTTGAGGAAACGACCATGACTGATTCAAATACCGCCCAAAAATCCGAGCTTGTCGCACTTGCGGTCGAAATAAACGACCTAGCCGCACAGTTATCGGCATTCAAGCCAGTGCTGGTTGAAATCAACGACAGCATCGAGATTAGTTCATCTGCCTACGGTCAGCTTGAGCTAATCGCTTCGCTGTCTGAATACATCAATAGAGAATTGAGCAACATCGCAGTACGTCTGCAGGTGTCAGCATGACCACCGTAACCATAGAACAGGCTCAACAGATCAACCCGCTCATCGATAGCGATGGCGACTCATACAAAGTTCGCCAAGCATTGATTTCCCTTTCTTGCCTGCTGGAAGAGGAACCAAAGATAGTTGCAGATTCTCAGCAAGGTTTTGGCATTGCCGCAATTCTCCGGGCTTGCCATGGGGCGCTGGAATACATGGACAAGGAGATTAACCAGAAATGACCACGAACATCGTTTCTCTACCAATGGCGGATCGTCATCTGGCTTCTGTCTCGGATGCCAAGAAATCAAGCGTGTCACCCATTACTCGGACGAAACAGGAAGAATTCGCTATTCGATTGCGCGAACTGGCGAGGCAGGTTGATTCCGGATCAGTCGCCTATTGCGTGACTTATTCCGTGGATCTACATGGTAAAGTCGGAGAGCTTGAATTCAACAAAACGGCACACGGAAAGCCTTCGGCCAGCGATAACCAGGGGAACAAGAAATGACCGAGAAAAAACAGCCATGAAACTCGTTGAGCTAAAGCATGATCCCATTGCCTCAATGCAAAGCCTGCTGGATAGGCTTGTTCGGGAAGGCGCCGCGCATGCGGGGCTAGTTGTCACGTACCCGGATGGGCGGCAGGTTACCCTGCGCGCCTGTCTCGACCAGAATATTGAGCTCCGATGTCTGCCTTAATGGGCGCGATTTCTTCCCCATCGGCGTAGCTATCTACCCCAACACTACCCCGCTTCGGCGGGGTTTTTGTTTATGTGCCGACCGTTGATAAATCTATCAACCGTGGAAGTCAGCACCCGCTCAGAATGCAATCTTCGGCGGGCCATCCACGATACCCAGGACGTTCCCGGTAAGCCCAGCAAGCACTTCGTCCAGGCGGCTGCCGTTACCCTGCCGTAGACCGTGCAGCCGATTTCCTCGATAGGCCACGAAGGCGGATTCTCGGTGCGCACATCCCGAGGCGGTATTCGTCAATGATCTGCCTGGCGCCGAAATATCGAGCGAGAAACACGGCCTTTTTGTGTAACCTTGGGTGTAACCAGTGATTGTGCAACCAGCCAAGGCTATCAATGATGGGGTAGCGTTTCGCGACCCAAAAACGTTGATGACCTCCAACTTTTGGAGGTCGTCTCACTTCCCTTCGGCGGATAGTGCCTGCAGCCTTTCAATCATCAGTTTGACCATTTCACGCGGCAGCCCATCGAGCACTCCGGCCTTCTGCTTGTTGTCGTTCTTGTACATGCCGAGAACTCGTAGCGCTTGGTCGCGAGCCGGGGCCTTCGACTCCCAGCGAATTTTCCTGACAACGATTGGCGCCCCATTGGGCCCGCTGATCTCAATCGTTTCAATCCCGGTCAGGCACAAAGCGCTATCGTCATCCAGTTGATCCAGCGGTTTCATGCTGCCATCGGGATTGAACAACTTCCGCGGGTCGAATCGAATGGTTCGCGCCAGAGCATTCATTACCTCTCTTGCCGACAAATCCGCACTTTGTGCCAGCGCTTCAAAGCCGGCATCGATGGCAATGCGAATGTCAGGTTTCGACAGGTTCTCATCACCGATCTGCCGGGCAGTCTTCCGGCTGTAACCTGCCCGAATCGCAGCCTGAGTCGCATTCCTGTCGATCAGGTATTCCTGGACGAAAGCGGCCTGCTTGGGGGTCAATCCGTTCACTTTCACATCGATCACCTTCAATCCCGTGGCAACGTCGGTTTCGCTGCGTACTTCGCTGCGCACTTCTGCCTTGCGAACTCCGTGAAACATCGGCGGATAGGTCGTTTCGGCAGGTTCGCAATGAAGTGCGCAAGACCAAGTGCGCACCTCCAAAGGGGTGCAGTTTTTGTTACCCCCTTTCGGTGGCCAGCAATCATTTGGCCTTCTCCTTCTGCGCCGTTTTTGCATCGGTCACGGCCGCCTTCAACAGGGCATTGCGTTCAACAGTCAGGGAATCCAGCTTCTCCCGTTTCTCGCGTGGCGTCAGGTTGTCATCCCGGCGAGCCTGGCGCATATCGGCATTGATCCCCTGCAGGTTCTTGGCTGCCCGCTCCAAGGGCTTCGCTTCCCCGGCCAGCGGGCTGGCTTCCTTCTCATCTGCAATGTCCTTCTGATTGATGCGATCAAGTTCCCGGAGCGTTCCCTGCAATCGTTTCGCCTCGCCCAACATGTCGTAGAACATGGTTTCGTACTTGGTGTGCAGTGGCGGCTCCTGACTGTAGAAGCGCCGAACGACCGGGAGTTGATCGGTACGGGACTCCGGCAATTTTTCACCAAAGAAAGCCTTGTCCGAGAGCGCCAGGCCATACATCGCCCAGGTATTGAAATACCCGCGTAGCAGCATTTCAGCTCGTGCCGGATTCAGTTGCAGCCTCTCCGGCAGATTCCTTGTCGCCATGCCGGCAGCCTTCAGGGTTTCGTTTGTGGTTGGCTTCGCCCGCATGAAGGGCTGCACATTCTCCATTCCCGGGGTTTCGATGGGCGCCTTCGTGAAGTTGTTCCGATTGGTCGCCTGCTCGTAGAGAGGCGCAACAATCTGGGGCATCAGGTTGAGATTGAAAACGTTGCCAACGATGCGCGTGAAATCTGCCCCGAGTCCCAGAGTATCGTTGTCGAGCAACTTTTCCACGGTACGCTCCGCCCCGCTGCTGACGGCACCTATTTCCCATATCTTCGGATAGCGGAAATGCTGGTCGCCAACAAAGAAATGCCAATTCGCATCTCGATCCCAATCTGGCAAATCCTGATAGCGCGGATCGTCCCTGTTCATGAGATAGAGCGCAATTGAGGACAGCGCCAGCATGCCGGTTTTGATGCCGATGGCAGCCTTGTTCGGATCGTGGGCAACCCCACGGTACAGGCGGTCCATGGAAACCACAGCCGGCCGGAGGAACATCACCGTGTCGTACATGAAGCCCAAAGCCTTGCTGTCGCCCCTCATGGCGAAATCGGTCGAGACCTCCCGCCCCTGATAGGCCGCATGGCGCGGATGCTCGCCATTCTCGATGGCCCGCTTGTACTCACCCAGGCGGGTGCTGGTCTCGAAGGCATCCCCCAAGGTCTCAACGAAGGACAGCAACTTGTCGGGAGAATCCAAGACGGTGCGGTAATCGATACCCTGCCGGTTGTAGAACTTCTCCAGCTTGTGGCGCAACTTCCCTTCATCCAGATAGATCGAGGACAGCCCGCCACCATTCGCGATGAATTCCTTGTAGAGTGGATCATTCGTGAGGCGTAAGCGCATCCCCTTGACCGAATCTACGAACGGCCGGAAACCGGAACGGCTCATGATGCCGCCCATGATGGTGTCGCGTGCAAGGTTGGCAACGAAGAAATCAGGCGTCAGGGTAATCGTTGCCTGACCTACTCGTTTCGGCAGTCCAAGCCACGTTGTCAGCCAATGCTGATTCGGGCGGTCAATCGCCTGCAGCGCTCGATACAGGATTGGATCGGCGACTTCGTACCACGCGGTTTTTCCGGCCTTGATCACTGCCACGACGTTTGAGCCCGCTGGCGGCTGGCCATGAATCAGGAATTCGAAGAAGGCCGGCGCATCGCCATCAAGGGCAATGCCGTAACGCTCCAACATGGCATCGATGACCTGATCCCCGGCAATCTTGACCGGGCGGGATTCCGTATCGATCTTGACCATGAACTTCCCGCCCTCGTGTTGCTCGGCCAGTTCAGCCACCTTGAGCCGCGCTTCATTCTTCACGGCCTTGTCGATCAGCATGGCTGCATTGCCCACCATGTTGCCGAGCACATCACGAATATTCTCGGTACCACCCGTGAGCGCTTGAACCCCGGCCCAATCGCCAGGCTTTCCCTTGAAGCCCCCGGCCTGGCCAACCCTATGGAACGGCAGGTATTGCGTGCGCTGCCACATCCGGCGCGCCTCCGGATTGATGATGCCTTGTGCCTCGGCGAAATCGAGAATCCCCTTGTTCCATTCCTGATAGCCAGCAAAGGCTTTCTTGAACTCGGGTGTTTCCAGCGCCTGCATGGCGCGGATTTCTCCTTGGGTGAACAGATGCTCCCGTCCCTGCGCCATGAGTTCCCCAGCGCTTCGCCCAACCGCATACAACAAGAAGTCATCCATCGCCGCACCAACGGGTTTGAGGATTTCTTCAAGGCCCTTGCCGGCGAAGGTGAATGAACCATCCGCTTTCTTGACCGGGTATCCATGACGGACAGCACCATCCGCAATCGACGCTGAAGCACGGGACAGCCTAGCCGATTCATAGGCCCCGACTGGCGCCAGCTTGCCGCCTTGCAGATCCCGCTCCATTCGGTAAATCCCGTGAAGGTCATCGGTCACCGACTGGCGGAAGCGGTCGAATATCCCGTCCATGGCCTCGGACAACGGCCGGTGGTCGCCGATCTTGGAGCGAGCCCGATCAATCGCATCCTGGCCGAACCATTCGGTCATGCCGGCTTGGGCCTTCTTCATGGCTGGTCCGTACTCATGGGAACCGGCGAACTTTTCCAGCCAATCGAAAACTTTTGGAGCCTTGGACTGCAGGACTTCCGGCTGTGTCATCCAAAGCCGAACACCTTCCGCGAAGCCTTCATAGACCTTCGAGGAGTCGTAGGAAATGCTGCGCAGTTCCTTCTCGAGAGATTTATCTGCTTTCCATGCCTGGCTGATTTCAGGAACCCGATCATCAATGAGGTGTGCCAGTTCGTGGGAAGCCGTCTCAAGGTCAGCATGGCGCTTGATTCGGGTTTCTTGCACCCCGGGCCGGAAGAACCCAAGACGATTCTTTCCCTTCACTCGCCCCTCGTAGATCGAGGTTCCGAGGGCTTTCGCGAAATCGACCAGAATATCTTCCCGGCGAATCGGTTTTCCACGGCGTGCCGCACTGGCCGGCGCCGATGCACTTGCCGGCTTGGCATCGTCAATAAATCCAGAATGCGCCTTACCCGGCGCCCAGGCATTCCGCACCTGTGAATGCGCAAGCGCCTTCTTCTTTGCCTCGATTTTTTGCTTGTAGGCGCGAAGCTCTTTGCCGATGGCAGTTTTTGGCTGGCTTTCCAATTTCGGCCGTTTTACCTTGCTGCGGCGTGCCGATTCTGCCTCGACAATTGCCTTGGCCTTGCCTGCCGCAGCCAACTTGCTTTTCGGATCGAGCATTTTGGCCAAGATTCGATCTCTGATCTCGGTCACCGGCTTTCCGGCAACCGAACGAATAGCCACTGGCTTCTTGGTGCCACCAGATCGAACCCAATCTTTGAACTCGGGCAGGCTCATTTCCTTGATGGCGCCAGCGCCGCCCCAGCCTTCTTCATAGTTCCGGTGGTAAATCGCCGACGCATCATCCAGGCTTTCAGCCCCGAGAACGGTTTTGTGTTCATCGAACTTTCCGGTTTTCGGGTCGATTTGATCGATGACGAACACCCGTTGCGAATCTGGTTTTTCACCAATGAACACGTCGACCGCATCGCCATCCTTGCCGGTGCTGCGCTTCACGTAGCCATAGTGATCCTCCATTGT